CAACGTAAAGAGTCTGATGCTAAAGCTGAAGAAAAAGACCAAGAACTTACAGCATTAAAACAAAGACTAGAAAGACTCGAACAAGGTGAAACAGTAAAGGCTCAAAAGCAGTTTGAAGACAGATATGTTTCTGTAAAGCAAGAGATGCAAAAAGCTATAGAAGAAGGTGACACAGCTAAACAAGTTGACTATGCAGAGCAATTAGCTGATATCCGTGCAGCAATGAAAGTATCAGAACTTCAAAGGCAACAAACTGTTCAACAAAAAACTCAATCACCTACTGTAGGTCGTGCTGCCCAACCTCAAGCACCAAAAAAGGCTATGGACTGGTGGGGTAAGAATCAGTGGTTTAACTCAGCTGGATATGAGAGAGAAACTGCTGCTGCTAGGTCTATAGATGTTCAATTAGATTTAGAAGGCTATGATAAAGAATCTGACCAATATTATGAAACTTTAAATAATCGTTTACAAAAAATATTTCCCGAGTTAATATCAAAAACAGATATGCCAGTTAAAACGAGACCAAAAAGCAGTCAAACAATAGTCGCACCATCTGCAGGTGGGTCAACAAAAACAGGTAATAGAGTTAAGATGACAAAGGAGCAATTACGCATGGCTAGAGAAATAGGTTTAACAACACCTGACCAAATTAAAGCTTATGCAGAAGAACTAAAAAAACAGGAGAGAACCTAATGGTAGAAAAAAGAAATGTAAGAGCTCAAGAAACTCAATCTAATTCTCGTGAGCAAAATGCTCGTGACAATACAAGCTGGAAACCACCATCATTACTGGACGCTCCTCCAGCACGACCAGGAATGGTGCAAAGGTGGATAGCTACCTCGATTCTGGGGAAGGAAACTCCCGACAATGTTTATAAAAGAAAAAGAGCAGGTTGGGAACCAAGACCATCAGATACAGTGGGAACTTTTGCAGTGCCTACTTTGAATCATGGTCAGTGGGCAGGATGTATCGGTGTTGAAGGCATGATACTTTGTGAAATGCCAGAAGAAAAATTCAGTCAAATGAAGGCTTATTACAAAGAAAAAGATATAGAACAAAACATGTCTGTAAGCAGTGATTTACGAACTGCAGAAAGAGCTGGTGGTATTCCGATTCAGGAGACAAGAAAAAGTAGTGTTAGTCGTGGCAGAGACATATCCGTCATGGACGATTAACAATTTTTAATTTTTTTATAGAGAGGTAAATATGGCAAACGTAGATTCACCATTTGGTTTTGTACCATCTAGGCATATGTCTGGTTCTCCTATAAGAACAAACAAATATACTATTACTAGTGGATTAGCTGAAAACATCTTTAATGGTGATTTAGTTATTCTAACTGCTGATGGGGTTATAACACCTCACACAGCTACAGAAGTAAATAATCTCGGTGTATTTGCTGGAGTGTCTTATACAGCTTCAGATGGTTCTTATCAATATAGCGAGTACTGGCCATCAGGCACAACTGGTACAGATATTATAGCTTATGTGTATGACGATCCTTACATTATATACAAAGTTCAATCAGACGGCTCACCAGCACAAACAGATCTTGGTGCTTGTGCAGATGTAGTAGCTGACGCAGGTTCAACAACTACTGGACAGTCTGGTTTTCAACTTAATTCAAGCATGGGTACAGGTACAGCAACATGTAAGATTATAGGACTTTATCAATCCCCAGAAAATGCATTTGGGGCAAACGCAGTTGTGGAAGTGTTAATTAATGAGCACATCCTCAAAGCAACAGCAGGAATATAGGAGATTAAATTATGGCAATGAATAGAGCACAATTTGCTAAAATGCTAGAGCCAGGATTGAATACCTTATTCGGGCTAGAGTATGCAAGATACCCTGAAGAGTATCAAAAAGTATTTGAATCAAATACTTCTAACAGGGCATTTGAAGAGGATGTATTGCTTGAGGGATTCGGTAATGCACCTGTAAAAGGTGAAGGCGCACCTGTAAGTTATGACTCAGCGAGTCAAGGATTTACAGCTA